ACTCCTGTAAGGTGTCCAAATTCATCTACTGTTACATTCTGGATATATGTTCTACCAGAGTTTGATGTAGAGGCCAGAGATGAGGTATTAGCGTGACTAAATACAGTACCAGCTTGATCTAAACCATTGCCAGTAGCGCTGTATGTTGTATCTGTAACAGTTTCTGTAGCAGTTGTTAATCCTGTAACATGACCAAAAGTATCTAGAGTCACGCCAGTTACATAAGTTCTGGAGCTTGCTGTTAAAGATGCCTGGCTAGATGTATCATCGTGAGCTAGTCCATTTGTTTCCTGTGTTAATCCATTTCCAGCGGCTACTGTAAACTCATTAGATCCATCTAGAGCTATTCCCTGTCCAGCTGTATAAGTATTACCTAATTCTACAAAACTAGAGCCATCATAAACCTCATATTGATTTAAGGTAGTATTATATCTAAACATTCCTACCTCTGGCGTTCCTGGTCGCTCTGCTGTAGTACCTACTGGAATTGTTACAGCTCCATTTAAATCTACATCTAAAATATTGTTAGCCTGGGAAATACTAGAGTTTCCTACCTCAGTTGATGTTGTAAATATTGGTAAAAAGTTTGTTGATCCAGAGCCGCCTAATAATGTTACTGAGGTAGCTCCAAAAGTTATTACCTCTATCTCTACTCCAGATTCTACCTCATTTCCTGTACCAAAATCTAAAGTAGTACCAGATACAGAGAAATTATCTTTTGATTGATATACCCCATCAAAATAAACCTGGATGTCATTCTCATCTGATACTGACTGTGACAGCGTGTACTGGTAGTCAGTTCCATCCGCTGTAAAGTTATCTCTATAAATCTCTAAGTTTACATTTGTAGTACCACCGCCTCCAGAAACATCATCCCAGCTAAATGATCCATCGCCATCAGATGTTAAAACTTGACCAGGCGATCCATCTCCAGATACATTTAACTGATCAGCTCCTATTGAGTTATTTGCGAGTGATAATGTAACAGCTCCTGTATTTACATTAGCTGCTATTATTGAGTCAGTGGCTATTGATCTAACTACATCAACCCAGGAAAAAGTGCCATCCCCATCAGATAATAATGCTTTTAGTGCAGTTCCGTTCCCATCTACTTTTAATTCACTAGCGCCCACTGAGTTAGCTGCTATTTTATCATCTGTAACAGCATCTGAGGCTAGTTGATCAGTATCTATTCCGCCATCAGCTACAGCAAATTGATTGCTGCCATCTAGATTTAAAGTAACCTCATCAGCGATGTAGGTTTCGCCTAAATCAGTAACCTCAAAATTTAACTTTCCATTAGTATCATCATAGGTTACTGTGATATTTGTTTCTGTATTACCAGAAACCATAGCGCCTATAAGATCCTGGAAATCCTCTGTATTTAGAGAAATAGTCACATCGCCTTGGCTGTAATCAGCATCTATACCAGTTCCCCCTGTTAATGATGTCACTGAAAATGTGCTAGCATCTACCCAGTCAGTTCCTGTAAGTGTGCTGCTTAATAGTTGGCCATTTGTGCCTGGCGAGTTTAGAGAATCTTTTATAGTTCCATCAACTCTGAGATCACCCTCGACTCTTAAATCACCAGATGTATTTACATGGAGTCCTAATTCATTGCCAACTCCATCAGTTAGCTGTTTGTCAGTTCCGCCTACCTCATCATTATCTATAGCTTTAACTATTGATTGATAGGTATCTTTTATTTTATTTCCAGTGAATGTAGCCATCTATGTATTTTCTACAAATTTAATCATTTTCTAAGGTATGCTATGCACTCTCCAGCAGTCACAGTAATATCGGTCATGTGACCTCTAATAGAATGGAAATCTTTTAGTGTTAATGTCACTGTGGTATCACCTCCATTAGTAAGGTTTGTAAAAGTCAAAGTAGTGTTTCCTAGTGACTCTATCAAACCATAATGCTCTCCATCTGGAGTAGTATTTGTATTGTTAGAATCTAGGTGTCTAAACCCAAAATCGCCAAACTGTAATCTATAAAAATTGTTAGCACTATATAATTCCTGTGTAGCCATATTATTTCTTTTTAGCTGGTTTATTTCTGCCTTGCTTTTGCGCTCTGGTGCAGTGACTATATTTACCTCTACGATTTAATGCTTTGCCCATCACTTAGTTTTATCTTTTAGCTTTTCGTATGTTCTAAGTCCACCTAAACCTAGCATTCCCATTAGTACTGTGAAAAGGCTGTTAGTGTCAAACTCTACTGGATCAATGTCAGTATAAGCTATCAGCAATGGCATTACTATATAATGAAAGCCAAAAGCAGCTGCGCAAATCCAGCCGACCATAGGCCGCCAGCCACTAACAAAAATACTCCTATTCTGAGCCTCTACTTTATTAATCTCTGCCTGGAGTTCTATAAGGCGTTGAGGATCCATTTCCTTTCCTTTGATTGCCTCACGAATATCTAAAGCTAGGCCACCTAGATTGGTGTTACCTTTATCGCCTTTGCCCAGTAGAGATAATAAAAATTTAATCATATAACTCGTATGTAGTTTTACGCCCTTTTTTTACAGCTCTGAGTACATTTTTTCTATTTCCACTTGGGCCTACATAAGATACATGGATCCAGTCTGGATTTTCATCATCACCATGCTCCCAGATTAATTGATCGAAATCTAATTCATCTTTGATGTAATTAAATAACTCTGCATTAGTTTTCATACCAGTTGCATCTATATCAATAGCTTGCCCTTTAGTGTGTTGAGATGTACGTTTAGATCTGATTGCATCACAAAGATCTGGCGATCTATAAAAACTATTTACACGAATCGGCTCTGCTGCCCATTCTCTGAGCGGCTCGAATACATTTTTGGCAAGTTTTTTCATGTTTTGCACAGCCACCTCTGGTGGTGTATTGTCGATCTCTTTTTTCTCCGCTGTCGCTGAATGACTCGCCTCCCTCCAGCTGATGTGTTTGCTGATATATCTCATTGCTTATTTTTTAAGTTTTTTGATTTCATCTTTTAAATCTGCAAATTTCTGCTCTACCCAGTCTGGGATCTTATTATTATTGTCATCCTTGACAATTTTGCGAGATGCTAAAATCATAGCAATAGCCGAGATAAAAATTACTCCAGCAATTATAATCATTAAAGTGTCCATATTTATTGTATTAGTATTATTTAAATTTAACGTACTGCCTACAGTTCCTGTCCTCACCTACGTTTATCCTTTTGTAGGTACTCAATGTCTTTCATAAAGGCACGCATTTCGAGTTCCATCTCTTTCATTTCTGCCTCTAATTTTCTTTGAGCTGGCCAGGTATATTTTTGTTCATTCTCTTTTAGCTTTGCAGCAGCGGTTTCCACTGCATCAATTCTAGCGTTTAGAGTATAATAGGATCCTATAATAGATGCAAACATTGCAGCTATTGTGATTATTTGTGTAATGTTTATGGAAAAATCCGCTTTTCCATCGTTATTAATATCAATTTTTGGGGACATATAATTACTTTTTTAAATCTTTATTTATTTTAACTAATAATGAAACAACTGTCAAAACCAATACTAAAAACTGTACCCAGGGATTAATGGCCTGGATACCACCAATAATTAAACTGACAAAAGCCAGTATATAAATTTTTAAATCCGCCATATTAACTAATTTGCTCAACACGATTAGAAATATTTAAAATAGCTCTAAAATATGTTTTATCACCGCCATCCTCATAAAGATAATTAGTACCCTCATTGGTGCAAGTGTAAACATTAAAACCATCAGAACTCAAGTCAAAATAGCTATCTGATCTGGTGCGAATCAAATTCAATATCTCAGAGGTGATCTGGTTAGCTTGCAACTCTCCGCCATCATCACCTACAAAAGATGTTACTACCTCGATTCTAGTAGAACAGTCTAGCATAAAATTATCAGAGTTTTGATCTACCTCAGTAGAGGTTACGGAATAGACTCGTATATATGGCTCAGAGGCATCATTAGGCACTCTATTATAAACTGGCACATAACTACCATTTACAGTAATTGCATCCGTTAGGCGGCTTATAATTGCCCTCCTAATAAAGTGTATGGCCTCATTCATTTAAGTAGTTTTTTTATTGTGTTATCTATACTGGTCATCATTTCTTTTATTCCCTTGTTTACAGTAGGGTAAAAAAATGGGATCTCAGCATTACCATTTTTTCTTGGGCTGGGCGTTCCGCCACCAAATTCTACAAAGCCAGAATAATTAGCATCAGATCTGATCTCAGCTTGTTTATTATTTACTACAGCTTTAATATTTCTCCTTAGATGACCTTTGTCAACTGGCGCAACTTTTTTCATTTCTCTGGCCATCTTTAAAGCGCCTTTTCCTATCTCAGTAGAAAGCGCTGTTTTATCTATAGCCTTTAGCTTTATGAGTTTGCCCTGGAGCTTATTATAGCTGTTTTTATCTAGCTCTATTTTCATTAATCTAATTTAGTGGCTTGTATGGTAGTAAAAAAATCCTGTTCACTATCATAAAAACCATTTATGCGATACAGGCCATCTTTGCCCTCTATCTTTAACAGATCATTATCCTGGATCTGATCAGCGGCCTTTTTCCTTAGCTCTAATTCAATTAAAACATGGCGGCCTCTTTTACCCTCAGTGTCTTTTATTTCGCCCTTTATATCCTTTTTATTTGCCCATAGCGTTTCTACAGTTGCATTTGTAGAGGTGTATCCGCCATAGCCATCAGCTGTTTTAGTCAATCTTTTGACCTCAATTCTAGTATTTAATCTACCAGCACTCATTTAGAAATACATTGTTTTAAAGGATTGTAGTATGTCCTTAGTCTTTACAGGCACCTCTGCTACTATAGTTCCAGTTACAAAGTCAGCTCTATAATCATAAAGGCTTGACACTAGGTGTAGTATGGCGTGCTTTACAAGCTCATGAGTGAGTCCGCTAGTTACATAGGTGACCTTGACCTCTTTAGCTGGTAGGCTCTTTATTTCTACCATAGTATCATCCAGGCCATAGGTGTCATAATCTATAGCAGTTCCCTCAGAGGTTACTGAGCTGATAGATGCTACTGGTGCAAAAGGCAAAGTAAAACGCTGGTCAACCTCCTGGAGGTAGAATGTTCTATTTTTAGCGACTATATCTTTTCCGATATAGTTTTCACACCATTCTCTGGCAGTAGTGATCATTTGATCTATGATAGTATCATCAGCGCTAGTGTCGATGCGCACAAAATCTTTTACGTTTTGTGTAGTTAATACCTCGCTGCCAGTTACAGAGTTGACCTTAATATCGTGCATCATTTTTTACTTTTAGTTACTCTCTTTTTAGGAGCTTTGGCCTCTTTGGTTTCTTTTACAGCCTTTTCCTCTTTGTATTCTATAGCTATTCCTTTTCTAATATAGTGCTTTGCTATCTTAGGATCCAGATCAACAATGTCACCCTCTTTGCGCCATCCTGGCCCAGAATAGACATCTCTAGTCATTTTGATTTTCATACTATATAATTTACAACAAAGATAAAAAAAAAGCGCCACAGTAATTGTAGCGCTCTCTCCTTAAACAAACCAAACAAAATTACGATTATGAAATCATTCTTTAAATGCAAAGTTATTAAAATATTTTTTGTTTTTTCCTGTAAGTGAAACTCTTATAGATTGCATTTTTCCAGTATTTTTAAAAATAAACCAACCATTAAAAAAATCAGACCAGACAGCAAAGTAGTCAATTTTGTCTTTAGTGTAGTTACGTTTATTGTTTTGTAGGGGAATATGTACGTTTTGCCTGGTTTTACTTTCTGGGGTTTTAGTAGATGATTTTATTTGTACTCTGAGGAGTCGATCCCCTGTATCCACAATACAGTCGTAAAGGGATGAATCTATAAGAGGCATGGATACCTGGTAATTATTTTTCATGCACTCAGTGGCGAATATGTACTCCGCCAAACAACCTCTTTGGTTATTATCCACGAAATCAAATCTACGAAAAAAACCCTAAACATATCTCAGTCTAGGGTTTTGCATCAAATGAAAAAAAACAAAACTTTACAGCATAAATGCCTCAAAACAAGTTGCGCTGCAAATATCATCACCATAACTAGGGCGATCGCAAACCTTGCAATAGCCTCCCTCGTAATCATCTGGCGGTGTGTTCGGATAAAATTCCATAACTATCTCTTTTTAATTTCCTCTAGCCTATCGGCAAAATCCCATATCTTATCACTAAGATACAAATAATCTGCTGGCTGCATTTTGCTCACCAGATTCTCAATGCTTTTTAAATAAAAATCGTATGGATCAAGCTCATCCATTGTTATATCGTATTAAGGTGAATGATATAGCAAACATTACAAGCGCATCCCATATAGCCTGGAATCTAATGCCCAGGGAAAATCCCCAGGCAATAAATCCCACTATTAAAACAATCCTAACCTTTTGTTGCAAATTCATAATTTATAGATTGTAATGTATGTATAAAAGCAAATCTAAAAATCCATACATAAAAACAAATGCACAGATATTAAATAATAATGCGCCTAAAATTATTTTAGGTTTTGTCATCTCTCCGATGATTTCCCACTCAGTAGATTGTTTGATTTTTTGAATAATAGTTCTCATAATTAAAATAGTTTGTTTCCCCAAATTTAAAGAATTATTTGGAAATTCCAAATATATGGGGAAATTAATTCATTGACAATAAAAAAAGGGTAACCCATAAAGGCTACCCTCTTTAATAAAATTCTCATACTAAATGAGCTATATTAACTGTGATTAAGCAGTTTCTAGAGCGGCTTTAGCAGTTGAGAAAGTTCCTTGTACAATCGCATTAGGTAGGTAGTTAGTTAAAGCTACTCTCTCCATTGCTCGTACAGTTACAAAATTCTTTTGGAAATTATCGCTGTCCTCTCTTGAGAACTCTACAGCTAGATTCTCACGAATCCAAAGCTGAGATGCTTGGCGTAAATTACCTACAAGAAATTTTCCGCTAGTCACGGCCGTGTTAACCGTCACAGGGATTCCATTGATTGTTGGCTGTAAACCGCTAAAGATTTGATTTCTCAAATACTCATTAGCAGTAGATTTCAACAAGATCATTTTGTGTAGATCAGTAGGATTCAAAAGAATTGTATCCGCCTGGTAGTTAGCTAGTGCTAATTGGTTAAGCGCTACAGTCAATACATCAAACTCATTAGCTGATTCAATAGCTAAAGCGAATCCGCCAGCAGCAAATGCAGTTCCATCAGTAAACAATCCATCTAAGTTTGGTGATGATCCATCCCCATTTAAGATTTCATTATCCTCTACAGATAATACTTTTTCTGGAACTCTAGCTGATAGATATGATGTTAATTGCTTAATATCATCTAGCATCTCTCCAGTGATTCTCATGTAAGTACCGATTTTCTCGACATTTACAGTAGATGCAGCTAGATCGAAATCTGACTGTCCAAATGCAGCAGCCTCAGCAGTAGCAGCAGCTCCATCAGAGTATGCAGTTTCTTTAGGGAAACGGATAGTCTGTGCATCAGTTGATCCTAAAGGTAGTAAAGAGCGGATATGTACTGAGCGGCTAGGATCGTATTTGATTTGATCTACGATAGTTTCAGCAGCTACAACTCCTGTAACATCAGCACCTAGGCTCATATCAGCTTTAACCTCGAAACGAGCAGCGTTTGCATTTCCTTTTACCATTGCATCGATTGCGCCATCTTTAAGCGCTCCCTCGATAGCAGCTTTAAATGATTTAGGAGTTGCGCCAGCAGCAGTTTTCTTAGCGGCCATTTCCATCTCATCTAATCTCTTGTTAAGAGCATCACTTTTTTCTACATACTGAGTAGTAAGGTTATCAATCTCTGATTTTAGAGATGATTCCATTTCACCCTTGGCGTTATCTTTCGCCTGGTTAAATGCTTTCTCGATTTTCTCGTCAACAATGTTTCCGATCTGATCGAGTTGGTTTTTAATTTCGTTGTCCATTATATTATTTTTTTAAGACATTAAACAAATAGTTGTAAATTTCGCCATTGTCTGCTTTTACCTCGATCGGCTCAGTGACCTCTATTTCAGTCGGCTGAGTGACATTTACATAAATTGACTTTAGCTTTAATATTTCCGCCTCTAAGGCGTATCCCAGATCATCAGAGATTTCTCCCTTTCTGATTAATTGAGCTAGTTTATCATAGCGGTTAGCAATTTTCTCTGGATCTACATTTCCTTTTACATCCATAATCATTGCCTGGTCATTGGCCGCTAATGTCACAGCTGATATTTCAAACAGCTTGACCTCGTTAATATGGCGATAGCCATCATGGCCCATTTCTTTTTGGATCGGTAAGATCCCTACAGAGTTCTCAGTAATCACTCCAGCTTTCATTAACTCTACAACATCTTTTCCTAATTGTGTTTTAGGAATTTGCGCCTCGAATATTAAACCTTTGTCATCCTCCTCTAGGTGTACCATTTTCCCTAGCGGCTTATCCATATCATGCTGATATAGATATTTAACTCTCTGGCCATTCTCTTGAATAGTTTTTTTGTATGCTCCCTTATTGATTACATCGCCATCAGAATCGACATTACCAAAAACAGATCCATATCCTTTTACAACTCCAGCAGCAGCATCGGCATCTACCAGCTCGCCTATTTGAGTTGATTTATAAATGATTGTATTCATATTGCAAATATATTAATTAAAAAATTTATCCTCCTCAGACTGGCCCTCCTCAAAAACTATATTGTTTTTTTGATCTGGTAGTGGAGCATCATGTATATTGTCCAATAGTATTGTTTCTGGTATTCCCTCCTTAAAAGCATTGCATCCTCCTGTTATTGGTTTAAAATGTTTGCATTTTTCGCAAATCAAATCTTTTGTTGTCATTTTTTAAAATATTTGTTTACTAATTCACCCACCAACCTAGCATATTTGCTGGGATTTGATTTTAATTCATATTCAGTAAAGCACTCTGCCAAAAACTCATCTAAATTAGTACTGGCATAGGATCCCATATATGTTTCACTAAAAGCCTTTACATTTCCTGTATCTAAGTATTTATCTATATCCTCAAAATACTGTTTACGGATTGCCTCTAATTCTTTATAAAATTCTGCATCTATAACATTTCTGCGATCTGATATAATATGGGCAAACTCATGAGTGACTGTAGATATTACATTATTTTCTGGATCAACTGGCGATTTAAAGGTTTTTTTGAATTTATCATAATTTAGATTCCTAGATCTAGTTTCAGCACTATCAGTTCTATCGCCAAAATTGATTCTATGCAGCTTGTTTGCTGGTCCAGAGAAATATCGCCTTTCTACAAACCCATACATCCTTTTAGAGGATTTAAATATTAATTTTACTGGTGTATTTACATTCCCAGGAGTTTTAACATTATATTTATTTGTAAGTTTATTGATCTGCTTTAAATATTGATTCAAGGTATCAATACTTATAGTCCTAGAAATTGTTACAGATTGTATATTAATATCAGATTTAGAAAATATTTTAGTAGCTAAATCTTTTGCCTCTTTAACTGTTTTAACATCTTTAAAATCATCTACAACCTCCACAGCCTCTCTAACTGGCTTTGGCGTTCTAAGTACACTCTGAGTTGATCCTCCTGGAGGTCGCACTCCAAATCCCTCTATAGTTCCAGCAGCCTGTGCATCCTCTTTAGGAAATGGCGCTACAGAGCATCTACATCTAACCACATTTTTAGCACTACCAGCTGGATCCCCTGGATGAAATAATAACTCGCCACCTACTAAAAACCTTTCTTTAAAATCTACTATCTGAGCATCAGCTGCTCTATGAGCTGGGCGCTCTCTGCCATCTACAGATGTCATCCATTCCTTTTGTAGATTTTCCTGGCCAAACATATCAGTAGCACTTTCCAGCGTTGCATAGTTAGCAGCATTAGTGGCCTCAGTTCTTACTAATCGCTCTGCCTGGCTCTTAGAATACTGTCCAAACTTTTGGCGTAATATGCGGCCAGCCTCTACCTCGCCCATAGCCATAAACTCTGGATCAGAGGACAGGCGTTTAAATATACTAATCAGAGTAGCCTTAGCTGTACCCTGTACCAGCACTACTCTCTCTGCTGCTATTTGCTGGCTTACTCTAGCAAAGCGTTCCGCCCAGATGTCATCATATCCAGATACATCTGTTTGCTTAGAGATTACCTTGTCAAAATTCTTAGAATACCATTTAGCGAACTTGAGGCCTATGTTCACATAGATCTGGCGATAGATCTCAGACAAATCTGCTGATCTAAATAGGTTATCAAAACCATTGCTTTTTCCTGTCTTTAGAAAATTTGCTATAGCCTCACTGTATTGGCCCTCATAGTATTTACGAACTCCAGCAAATTCTTTGCGCTCTGAGCTAGCTAGGAGTTTATCAAAATTACCTTTCCAGGATTCTTTGGCTTTCTTTATGATTGTTTTTTGATCATATAAGGAATAACAAACAGCCACACGCTGCTCATTAGTTCCAAAATCAGCCTGGATCTCTGGATTAATTACACAGCGGCTAATAAACTCGCTGCGACTCTCATTTGCTCTGGGTTTTGGTAATGGCATTATCCCTCATTTTCTGCTATTCTTTTTGCCCAGGATACCATAGCAGCACCACCCCATAGATTGTATGCTACATAGCCTTTGTCCCTCCAGGGTGTATCCTTATACTTAGGATCTATCTTAGCGTTATCCTCATGGCGTGCTAGAAAGCTATGAACCCTCTTGACAGTTGACAAACTGAGCGCCTCTCTGTTTGCTAATTGGCTTGCTCTCTGCCAGCCTGTGGGTGTCCCAGCAGTCACCTCATCTCTGCCATATTTCTCACGCCACTCAATCATTCTACGAGCGTTATTAGTAGCGCCCTGGGGATAATCCTTGTAAGTTTCCTCTTTTGTTTCTATTGAGTTATAGTCTATTGGTTCATTATCACCAGCCTCTCTCCTTTGGGCCGCATAGAACTCATCCAGGCGATTGTTTTTAGCTGCCTCATATTCAGCGTGACTAGAGAATGGCATAAATACAGTAGAGCCATTAAATAGATGCTCATGGTATCCAGTGCCTCCCATCTCTATAGCTCTGGCCTGGGCCTCCTCTATAGTGGTATAAGTATCTACAGTGTTAATTACTGCTGACTTAAATAACTCAGCCATATCCATGTTTATGCTCTTAGGAGCTATCTCTGGAATGATTTCGCCATCAATAGGTAGTAAGTTGGCTGGCACATAGTAGTCATTTAGCTTTTCGTTTTCCTCATCCATACCATAAGACATAGCAGCACGCTTTTCGTTTGGCGTGATCCACCAGGCCTGGCTCATCTGGCCCACTACTTTCTCCATTTCCTCCTGGAGTTCTGGAATAGCACTATAGTCAAAGTCGATATAGATTTTATCACCATACTGTGGAGCTAGCCATCTATTTAACTCATCTCTGATTTTGTTGAGTTCTGGTATTACAGCATTTTGATAGAGCGCCTTTTTAGCCTCTTTCATATTGTTGTATGTAGTGCTGTCTGTATTGTTTAGCAGCTGTACTGGTACGTTATAGATATTACAAAGATCTTTGATTGTGGCGTTGTATTGCTCTATGAGTGATAGATCAGAGGCATTTAGTCCAAAGTTTACCCAGCTCAGTTTCTTAGGCGTGATGATTACATCCCCAGCATTATTGCTGCCCTGGTATTGTTGGCGGAATTTATCCTTTAACTGTTTGGCCTGTACCTCATTTAGATCACCCTCATCAGACATTAGGATACCTCTAGCAGTTTGATTCTGTAAATATTTTACTCCAGTAGTTAGTGCCTGGTTATTAGCATCCATTACTCTCAGTCCAGCCTTGAGCGGTGACATACCATATAAGTGAGATCCAGTTCCATCATAGTAGAGGTTTTGATCTTTGATGTGGCAAATGTCCTCAGCTGCTATTCTGTACGTTCCATTGTACTCAAGTGTGTACTCTTTAACTGGCTCCATAATGCCGCCAGAATTAATTTCTACCTTTTGTGAGGGTAAAACATACAGCTCTCTATATTTAGCTGCTAGCGCACCAGTGTCTGGGCCAATACCATAGATGTATCGGTTTCCAGTAAGTTTACCAAATGCAATGATTTCCTGGATCCAGGAGTTGTAGCTTTGTGCTGGATTTGGGCGGTCTAGTAACTCATGCAGCTCGGTGTCCTCAAGTTCTACCAGCGCTTTTTTCTGTAGCATCTTAGCCTGGAGTACTGTATTAGAATTAAACTCTCCAGAGGTTAGCGCTTTATATCTTTTTAGATCATTAGATTTCTGTACCTCGTAAACTTGAAATGGAATATTGGTAGCTGATTTAGTGATCAGATTTATAATTGAGTAGATTGTAGCGTTGTATCTATAGCCTTTGTCTATGTAGGTATCATCATTCTCTGGATTCCAAACTAAGGTATCACCCAAATAGTTGTAGATTGCTTTGTTGAAATCTATGTGAGTTTTTTGTGCGCTTTTAGAAACAAGGTTTTTGAATCTATCTAAGAAACTAGCCATCCAATACAAAAATTTTAATTATACAAAAATAGTAATTATATTACAAAGAAATCATTACGCTTACTGTATTGCGAATAAACACCATATCTGATAGCATCCATAGCGTGATTAAAGCGATCCATAGGCTTGTTTATGATAGTCCCATCCTTTAACTGCTCCCAGTAGTAATTGTGATACTCTTTGATTATATTTTTTGATTCCTGGCTCACCACTATGTCAAACTCTTTGAGCAGTGATATACCAGCATTAATAGATCCAGCGCCTTTTATAGCTGGCTTTACATACATTCCCAGGCGTTTCATTTCCTCTCCAGACTTAGGCTCTGCTGCATCATAGAAAATTAGTGTCTGATCATACCCTAGGCGTTTCAACTCATCTACTATGTCGCTGTTTGTTAGGCCTGTTTTATAGATTAGCTCATGGATGTAAATAGTATCGCCTTTACGAGCAATTAAACAGGCTGAGGTGGGATCATTTGTGTAGCCAAAATCGAGTCCTATTGATGCCTCAGTGTAAATATCAAACTCTGGAAAATCCGCCAATGGCTTAAATGTCCAGTTACTAAATATCTGGCGTGCTGAGAATACAGCCTTTTGGCCCTCACCAAAGACTCGCCAATAGTCTGGATCACGCTCTCGCATCCGCTCTATCTCATGTACTAAATCTTTAGATAGAAACTTGTTATCCTTATAGGTTGTTATCCAGGTGTCACAGTCATCTCTAGGAATGATCTCATCATAGATCCAATGCACAGGATCACTAGGGTTAAAGTCCAGGATAATGTAGTCAGTACAGCGCATATTAATTTGGCGAAAGTCCTCCATAGTCAGCTCATTGGCCTCGTTTAAAAAAGCTATGTTGCGCTTTCTACCTCTGATTTTCTGGCTATCATCTACAGATAGGAACTCTACTAAATGGCCATTATACATGAAATGGCCCTCCACCTTGTTATGTACAGCGCCATCTAAAAACATTCCCACATTTTCTGCTATCTCTAGGAAATCCCTTTGTACTGATCCTTTGAGTGCTGGTAGTGTTTTTCTAACTATTGAAATGACTAGAGGCTCCTCAGACTCTGTAATTAACCAAATAATGTACTGGCATATAGCATAGGTTTTACCAGATCTGGTCCCACCCTGGTGAACCCTTAGCCTGGCTTTTGATTTTCTAAGCTGTCGGAATTGTTTATTTATTTTCTGGCGCATCATCCTGGTCATCGTATTCCGCTGGAACCCATTCGATAACCCTAGATTTTAATCCCCCTGTTTGTTTTATCTCTTGTTTAGTTCCATTGAGCCTATGAGCCTCATGCTCCTCTGCTATCATTTTCATGGCCGCTATTTGTAAGCTAGGTGTTTCCGAGTTTATCCAATTACTAAGCATTTTAGTTTTTTTAGATACTCTCATTTCCTCTACTGCCTTTTTTATAGCGTTCGATTCGTTAAGTTCTAAAGCATAAAAAGTAGTCTTAGAGCAAGGTAAAAACGCCACAATATGCTCAATGAACATTAGTTTGTGTTTGTCTATTGCTGCCAGAGCTTTCTTTTCTAGTTCTTTTTTATCGTATGCCATATTAATTCCACCTAAATGAGATGCCAATAATAAAAATGTAGATGTCTATGCTTTTCATTGTGTGATCCTCAAATGAGTTTAGATACTCTACACCTACACAAAATCCCATCAAAGGATAAATTTGGATCTCAGTCATTTTTGAGTTTATTATACAAAAATAGATAAAAATCCCAGATAGCTTGCTGATAGTTTTTAGGATCATGCAGTTTGTTTGTTGTATGGGCCTGGCCATCAACTACATATACCAGAATAAACTTACCATTTCTAGGTTTAGGATAGATTCGGATTCCATTCTCATCGCACCATTTAAATGCTTTATAGTGATCCTCCTGGGTGTTTACTAATGGCTGTTTATATTGCTGTTTTCTAGGCATATCTTTTAGAATTTTAAATGTTTGTATTGGCTCCAATTCTTTATTAGGCACAAATACTGTAGCGCCATGGCCATATTCTTTTAGTTTATGATTATTGTCTATGTATCCCCTGGTAGTATGTCCTATTATTTCTAGGGCATTATCCCTGTACCAGGTTAGTATATAATACTCAGCGTGTTTACGTTTATACTGAGTGACAGGAAACATTAGGTTTGGCTTGTTTTTACTATCAGAGCATTTTACCTGGATGCTATAGTCAAAATCAGTTCCATCATCACCTCCATAGGTAAAATATTCCATTTTTAAACCGCTGTATTTTTCAAATCCTATTTCTCCTAGAGCGCCTATGTAACCTCTATGAACATGATCTTTATTTTTAAAAAAGTTTTGGCTATTTATTGTTTCATCAAAACCGACACTAGCGTGTCTGCCCACTGCTACAAACCTGGCCAATATGTGATCTCGCTGTGTTAGATTTATAATCATACTAAAAAGGAACCTGGTCCCTCACTACTGTGAATCTCTGTTTTTTCTCATCTATTGTTTTATATACTCCGCCATATTTAAAGTCTGGAGCTACTGTAAAGCTACCCTGTTGCCCATTCTCTTTACGTTTTACTTTCTGAATATGTATCTGGACAGCATCTGATTTAAATTGCGTTATTTCTCCAAGGCTCCTAAATACTGTGATACAGTTAAACGCCTTGTTAAAAAAGTCACTTGAGCCAGAAATATCATAAGGAGTAGGCACTTTGTAATTACCATTGTCATTAGATTCCATTTTTCTAGGGTGTGCTACTAGAAATAAATGCGTTTTAGTCTGCTGACAAAACTGGGTAATTTTAGAAAGCATTAAACCTACATAGGAATGGTCACGCTGTGCTGAGTGATCTAACATATTCCAGGGATCAATCACTAATAAATTAACTCCCTTTTGAAAAACTAAATCTTTAAAAGCATCTAATATGCCATCTAAAGTGAGGTTTTTCAAGTCAATTTTAATAAAATAAAAATGCTCCTCAATAAAGTTTTTAGTTTTATTTAGATCCTCATTAGTGCAATTACGCTCATTTAGCTTATTAGCCAGGCGTTTTATATGTCCCTCATAGGGAAATGACTCTGGAGCAAAGAAAGCAGTTCTATGCCCATATTTGACTGCCATATTACAGGCAATCTGATCGACTACATCTGATTTACCAGAGTTTGGTATTCCTGTGACTACAGTCCAAGATCCCTCAAAATCGACCTTAAAATAATCATCGCTATCACCCAGAGCAATGCTGTAATTTTTAATCCCATAATCATTATAATTTAAAACATCTTTCCAAATATCATCAATATTTACCACTCCCTCTAGTGGAAAGTGTTTAGCTGTCTTTAAAATTGTTCTAAGTACCTCAGCACCTTTTTCTACTAAAACCTCATTAGCATCCTTAAAATCGCCAAATTCGATATACTTACATCTGTACTGACCAAACCTCCTGGCTAATTCATTTCTAAGGGCCAAACCAGGCTGATCATTATCAGTACAGAGAATAATTTCCTCTTTGTCTTTAAAAAACTCCCAGCAGTTATCTAAATACTCTAGCCTCTGATTGCCTTTAGATGCTCCATTTGGCACTGAGCAAACAGAATAAACACCAGCCTCATGTAATGACAGTGCATCTAATTCACCCTCTACTATGTATATTTTATCCATTGTGCTGATATTATCTAATCCATAAAAGATTAATTCAGCTCCAGATACCATTTTAAAATTTTTTTCGCCATCTCTGTATTTACAGTTGATCAGCTGGCCCTCTCTGTAGTAATTAAAATTTATTGCTTTACGTTTTTTTTGGACCTGGGGAAAATATTCTATTGACTCACCTACTTTCCAATGGCTTAAAGTAGCCTCAGAAATACCTCGTTTGTTAAACCAGGAAATAGTCCTATCTGATAACTCAGTTTTTATCTCTGGTGGCTTTACATATTCCTTTTTCTCTTTGAATTGTACATTTCCACTCCAGCCACAGTTGTGACAATTATAAAAACCTTTTTGAATGTTTATAGATAGGCAAGGATCTTTTTTGTTTTTTCTCGTTTGTGAGCATTGCGGACAAAGTACCTTTTGCTCTATGGCGTTTCCTTTCGGAATGATACCAATGTTTAAAAATTCATTTATCATTATTTTGTTTGTTTGCTAGTAGGCTAAATTCATCCCCTCCGAATTGTAATTTAAATTGATCAATTCTGCGGAGTCCAGATTTAGAGTTTGTTTTTCTTAGGGAAAGTAATCCAAAATTTACACCTTTCCAAAAAGTATCTTGTTTGGCTTTTTTAATTAAGTAGTAAAGCTGTCTGGGATTTACTTTGTCTTTTTGATCAGCTAACCTAATTACATTTAGCCAGTCAACTTTTATTTTAGTGTCTTTTGGATGAAATTCCTCTGGAAATAAATTTAAAATATGCTCATAGGCGTTTAGATAAAAATCAGAGAAATCTGACACTTTTTTAAAAGTGGCACTATTATTAATTGTATTATTATTATTATTATTTATATTATTATAGGGTTTAAACTTTTCTTTAACCCCCCCTTTAACTTTTCTTTGTACCCCCTTAAACTTTTCTTTAACCCCTATTAGGTAGATTTCACGCTTTCCACCCTGGTTTATTTGTGTTCTGATTAGCGCCTCATCAATCAGCTGAGATACCCATTTTGAAACAGATACCTCACTAACATTATATAGGTCTGCAAAATATTTATTAGTGGCCCAGCACATTCCTTTTTTATTAGATAGCGCTGTGATTTCACCATATAGGAGCTTGGAATTAGCGGTGAGTTTGTCATTATACCTAACCTCCGCTGGTATTATCGCATAATAGTTTGGTCTCATTTGTTTAAGCCTTTTCCAGTAAATTCTTTATTTGGTCACAAAATGTACGAATATCGCCAAAGATTCTTTGAAACTCCGCCAGAGTAATTTTGTTGTCATCAAATAATTCCCATAATACCTCAATGAGTAGATCATACTCAGCTCTAGTCATTGTCCCCACATATTCATAGCGCACCGATACATCACTAACTGTAGTGGTAGTACGCCACATACGTTGATCTATTTCGTTCCAGTAAACATTTCTATAGTCACTCATGACTCATGTATTTATCTATTATTTCTTTTGCTTTCTCAAAGGAATTGCACCACTGCGCATCCCAGGAGGCGTTTTTAAGCCTCTCTAAGCAATTTAATTGGTTTTCTGTAGGTTTGTTATACCCTACCTTTAATTCAAGCGCTAAACCGCTGTATTTGCCTTTAGGAGCAAATATCATTAAATCTGGTACTCCAGCAACCCCTCCTAAATATTTAAACTTATAGCGCTCAAATGGTGAGCGTTTACCCTCATTAGGTACATGAATAGCAAAGGTGCCTGGATACTGCATTTTAATGTAGTTTATAACGCTGTTTTGTAGCCTGTCCTCTTTGGTTAAATATTTGTCGAATGGATTTGTTCTGGCCATATCTAAATCTACCTGGATGAATATACCTCGGAGTCACAAATAAATTCTTTTTGTACTTTTCCGAGTTTTTTATTTCTAGTTTCCTCCTCAAATTTAGATATTTAGCATTAAATTCCTTGTCTATAGCACAAATATCTTTGCAGCTGTTAATTGCAAATAAAGCTGTAGCGTGATCTCTACCCATAGATGCGCCTAACTTATAAAGGCCATGAGTAGTAAATTCTCTAGCTAACCTAAAATACAAACGCCTGGCATCTACTAAATTCCTACGCCTAGATTTTACATTAATTTTGAATCCAAAATGATCCTCAACAACATTTTGTATCATGTATAATTCTAATCTCATAGCTATAATATTAGTGCGCCATCCTCAGCATAACCAGCAGCAGTATATCCTTTTACTATTCCACTTGTCAAATAAAATTTCCAGTCATTTAGTGCCATATTATATGCCTGTCGGCCTAGCTTAATCATATCCTCATCCATAGCATATACCTCTACACTGTATGGGTAATTTGTTTCTACTGTTATAAATCTAAAATTCTCTGGAGGAAAGCCTAGCATATCAGAATAAAAAACTGCCTGGAGGTGATAGGCATATTTGTATAAATCCCTCCTAAAGGCTACAGGCGAATTATCCTGGCAAGTTTTGACATCACCGATCCAATTATCGCCAAATACATCTGGCCGCACTCTTATAGCTATGTCATTGACAGTTCCATAATGCGACAGCTCCACAGTTCCAGTACAGTATTTTTGCGCCAAATCATGCTGCTTAAAGTTGTACATAATACCAGAGATGATGTCCATATCAGTGTCCCTAAGTTGTTTGCGATCCCCAGCTAGCTTTTCGTGCTTTGCTTTTATTTGCTTTCCCTCTTTTGTGCGCCCATCATATTTAGGCATTAAATAATAGTCCTGGTCAAATTGTTTTTGGCCCTCTAGCATGATCGTATGGACAGCTGTGCCTAATGCCATTGCTGGCGATTCTGTAAACTTTGCTGACAAAAAATGTTTTACTGATTTCTTATAAATCATTTTTAGTCCACTCGCTGAGATTGAGTCATGTGAGTGATACTCAGCATTGGTGTCCTGTTTAGTATTTAATGTTATTTTCATTTAATTTGGTTTTTAAGTATGTTAGTTCGCCTCTGAGCATTGTTACCTCATTGCGACTATTTGCTAAGTATTCTAACAATACAGTAATTCGCTCCTCCATGAATCTTTTATCATCCTCTGGAGTGCTATCGTATAAATCCGCTGGTGTGAATTGCTCTGGCATAACTGATAATTTATTGCATTTTTGTTATAAAAAATTAAGGGCAACCCTTTCGAGCTGCCCTATTTAATTAAAATGGTAGATCATCATCCTGTGCTACAGGGTTGACTTGTTTTTTTATAGTTTCTACCTCGCCATTTGGCTCCCATTGATTTAATTCAATGTACTGCTTTCCGCTTTTAGCGGTTAAAATATCCAGGTTAACCCAGCCATTTTTAGCGTTTTTCTGTAAAAATGTTACAGCATCATCAACTTTTACACTGATGTTTCCTACTACAAAGTCTGGCGCTCCAGCTCTACGTTTAAAGCTGAATCCATCTGCAAAAACTTTCTCTTGTGTCATAATTTAAATTTATTTAATATTTGATTTTTGTACTCAGTTTTCATTTGGTAGTCAGCGAGTACTTTTTCTGACTGTTTTTTAGTGCCTTTTTCTAAAAGCAGTTTTAACTCAGTTTCTTTAAGCCAGGGCCGCTCATCTTTTTTCTGGTTAGCTATTGCATTAGATACCTCCTCAGCTGATGCTACAGATGTATCAATACCTATTCCTAAAAGTCCTAATGCTCTACCTATTGCTGATGTTTCACAGTTCTCGATAAATGATGTTTTATTTATGTAGCTGCTGCCCATATACTCCTCAGCGTGACCAGTTGCTCTGATCATTTTATTTTCATCAAAGATTACAGCTCTAAACTGCACCAGGCGATCCTTTTTTGTTTGGCACACCTCATCTTTAATTTTGATAGTTTCGATTCCCCATTTCTCGTATTTTTTCTGGGAATGAAAATAGCTAATGCGTTCATTGACCTGGACATACTCTTTGCCCTTAATGTTAATTGTTGGTAGTTTACTCATAATTCTAGGTTATTTAAGTTTAGTTTTAATTCTTTGAGCTTAATCAGCTCTGCATAAGTAAAGCGCCCAGGATCCTGGAGTTTTCTCTTTAGCGTTTCATAGGAAAATCCTAAATGATCCGCCACATCTAACCTCCTAAGTCCTAGGCGTTTTATCTCGTTTACAAATTCTAATTCTAGGTTATTCATATATAAAAAATGTAGGGGAGTTGCCTCCCCTGGGTTATTATTTACCTACTATTTTTAATCTATTATTAATAAAATCAGCTTTATAATTTAATTTACTGAAATAAATAGCATCATCTAAAAATTCTTTTAACATATAGGTGCCATCAGATGATCCAAAACCTTGATCAGAATTTCTATAGTCATCAGTCCAATCTATAGCTATTGATGTAGCTATTTTAATCAAATCTTTTTCATTGATTTGAGATTTAATCTGCGACCAATTATCCATTGATTCAGCTCTAAATATTAATGTTTCTGGCTCTACTAAAAAATTGTAATCTATCATAATTTCTGGTTTGTTATTGTTTTACTCTGTAAAATTACTCAAATATTTGGAATTTCCTAATATATGTGGAAATATTTTTAAAAAAAATCCCCATTCAAGTCGAAACTATCCTGGGGATCAGCAAACAAAAGGGAATTGTTAAACTGTTATTTTGTGAGTTTTACGCCAAATGTAGCATCTACATCATTAGTCTGGTTAGGCACATGGAGTGACATTTCGTATTCATTAGCCTTTACATCATATCTCATAGAGTCTATGTAGCAGCTAGCGCCCTCCCTAAATGTGCCAGATCCAAAGTCGATCCAGACTTTATTATGTGGCGCTACAGGAATAGGCTCAGATTTTAGATTATAGAATGTACCCTCATAGCGTTTGACAAAATCTCTAAAGTCATTCAGTATTTCTAGTGTCACTAATTTCTCTACAGTAGGTTTTTCAGCACCGACTACATTTAAAAAGAAATCCCTGGGCCGCTCAAAAAATCCATCATAGCCACCCTGGAAATTATCAGCGCCTAAATAATTTGAAATAAAAATGTTTTTAATCTCATATTGAGCTGTAGTAGTTTTAACCTGGTTTTGTGTGTTTGTGACTACCATTTCGCTCGCATAGTCATTTACCTCAGCAATAAATATTTTATCAAAATAGGTAGCTGTAATTAATCCTGGATACTGACTAGGAGCTGGATGAGTTAAAATATTAGGATAGCGAATACTAAACTCTATTTTGAAATCACCCTCGACATCCTCTAGCGGATTCATTTCTACCTCATAATTTTGCCAGGTAGATACTTTAGTAAATTTTAGTGATTTATTTTTATTTCGATTGAATAAGTTTCTTTCCCACTGATCATTTTTCCAATTATAAAAATATTCATCACCATCAGATGCAATACCTCTAGCAATTACTGTTATCTCATATTTCCATACATCTGAGAAATTTGTAAGATCTGGATCTGTTTCTACAAAAAATGAAAAGCCAGCTTTTAGCTTTTTAGTTTCATCCGTTATAACTGTATTAATATCATTTTTAATAATTACATAGGGATCATCATAATTGCCATCCAAATAGGCCACAGTGGTTTTTATAGCTTTGTTTCCCACTAATGCTTTACTAGAATCATCTACTATAGATGTATTTGATCCTAATGTCCACTGATGATCATCATATAACATTTGAGGATTTTGATTTATAATTTTATCTGTAGCCAGCTCCACATCGTATTTTATAGAGCTATATGGTCTGAGATATTCTTTATACAAATCAGCGCCAACTGGTTTGAGTTCTGTAGGCGCTTTTAGTAATACATTCTCTGTAGTGGTGAATCTATAATTTCCTAGCCGATCAAATACCTTGTACTCTATAATTTCCTCGCCAGTTGTAGCAAGTTGATCCTCTATTGAAAATGCTATATCAAAATTAAATAGCTGCTCAATATTAATGTCTATCAAATTACTATTTGAGATAACATACCAGCGGCCCTGTGATTGAAAAACTCTAGAGTTTGTGGCTTTTAAAAAAGACTCTAAAACATCTTTAGCGTTTCTAAATTCTAGTTTGTCAAATACACCAAATTCATTTAAAATAATATCATGATATAGCGTGTCATTAGCATTTCCTGTATTTTTTCTAATTGCGTTTGATACATAAATGTCTAGATCTAATTGAATATTATTCAAAATGTAGTATATGTAGAAAAACATAGTATCCTCATTAGAATCATATCCGCCATCAGCAGCATTAGAATAAGGCGCATCAAAAGCATCTAAACTACCTAGGCCATCATAGGCTACTAACTTTAGTGGATTAGGAAATGGCTGTAGGCTCTCCTGGTATTGATCAGCTTGTAGCCATCCCTCCCAGTATATCTCTGAGCTGCCTCCAGTACCTCCAGATCCCTCCCAAAGATAGTTAGCTTGCTCCCATTGGTCGTTTTCAGTATCCCATACTTTGTCTGCATTGTCTAAACTACCAGTTGAAATCCTTACTTTATATTCACGCTCACCAGCCGCATAGAATTGATCATAGAGTGTATTAGCAGTTTCAAATAGGTTTAATTCACAAGTTGAGCCGATAATTGGTGAATAAAAGTCATCATCACCCTCCCATTTAATTACTACTGGATTCGCTTGTCCTATGAGCGGAAAAATATCGCCATCGTAATCTTTTTGCAATATTTCAGCGACTCTATAATTCCCTTTAGTATCTGAGAACTCTAATCTAAATTTGACTCCGTATGCCATTTATTTATTTTATTCTGCTACGATTTCTGTCTGCTCTCTGTAATGCGACCACTAGATCCTGGCCATTTATTTTAAACTCTCCGCCTACGTTTACATTTTGATTGCTTTGGCCCATCATGCCCTGTAATTTATCTAGTGGAGCAATTACCTCTGGATTAGCTTTAGCTCCTGGATATTCTCCCATAAGGCCCATAGTTGGCCCAGATACAATACCTCCATTTGCAAATTTTGGAATTGCTGCAAATGCTGAAAGCACACCACCTACAGCGGTTGCAATAAATGCTGGAGTTGTAAATATAGCTCCAGGCCCTGTAGCTGCTCCAGATGCTGTAGCACCAGCAATGGCCGAGGCAATAGACTGAGATAGATACATAGATATTAACTGTAATACAGTATTTATCATGCCGCTTAAAAATCCTTGGAAACCAGACTCCGCTAATCCTAGTGATGAAATTAAAGATTGTCCCATTTTATTAAAAGCATGGCCCACCTCGCTGCCTACCATTTGAGCTGTATCTTTTAGATTTTCCATCTTTTCGATGAATTGTTTATGCTCATCTGAATTTAAAATATTGTCTAAATCAATATCAGCAGTGTCAAATGGATCAATCACAGGCACTGACTCTGGATCAAATGCCTCAGCTATTTTATCGCCAAAAGCATCTGCAAAAGTCATATCAAAAGCAGCTATCTCGTTACCTATAGCCTCATCAAATTCTTTTACAAATTCTTTAGCCTCTGCCTGTAGATCCCATTCTATTTGTAAGTTTGCCAGCTCTATTTTTCTAAGATCCTCTAAAGATGTACCCAGATCCTGTGTTTCGCTAGTTGTATTTTTTATGCTTTTTTCCAGGCCACTGATAGACATATCATATCTTTTGATTGCCGACTCAGTAGCAGCTATTTCCTCAGCTAGCCTTTTATATTCTTTAGATTCTATTCCTAAAGCGCTAGCAATTAATCCTTGCTCCTTATCCTGTTCAACCTTTAAAAGCTCTAATTTGGTTTTTAAAAGTTTTTGTTCTGCTCGATGTAGATTTAAAGCTGATGAAACAGATCCATCCTGGGCAGCGCTAGCCGCTTTTATGGCTTTCTCGTTTTCCTTTAACTCAGCGTTTAAATCCTTTATAGTACTTAATAGTCCCTGGTGTTTACCCACCGCTATTAAAGCTGTAGCTAATGCGCCTAGAGCCAACAGAATACCTCCTGTAGCTAAATTTAAGGCCGCAAATGCAGTCGATAGAGTTCCAATAGCATATACTAAAGGCGGAATGGCCGCTGCAATACCACCCACAATAACTACTAATTTTTTAGATGCTGGCGATAAATTTTTAAAAGTCTTTAAAATATTGTTTGCTCCTTTTACTAATTCCGTAAAGGCTGGCAATATTACAGCACCAAAACTAGCGCCTAGCTCTTTCATGGACTCCTGGAATATCCGCATCTGGTTAGCAGCTCCATCAGATGTCCTAGCAAAATCACCATGAGCGTTGGCGGTTTTAGCCATAACAAATTGATACCTCAGCTGTACTTTCTCAGCTTGAGTCATCTCTTTTATGGTTTTCTTTATGCCTTGCTGCATAGCAAACTGCTCTAAATTGACTTGAGTCATTACAACTCCTAATCTTTTTAGAGATTCAGTTTCTCCAGTAAATACGCCATTGAGTGCAGTAGTAACCTCCTCAATGTTCATGTTTTTAAATGAGGCGAGATCACCAGCAAGTCCAACAAGTGAGGTAGATAGTTCAGCAGCGGAATCTACAGACAATCCCATAGAGGTTGACATATCACCAAATAGGGCCGCCATATCTAAAGCAGTTCCCTGGGCGATTCCAAACTGATCTAATGTAGTTTGTGCAAATTCTTTAACCTCTCCAGAGGCGGATCCAAACGCTACATTAACTTTATTTAATGACTCCTCAAAATCGGATGCCATTTTAATTGCAGCGCCTCCAGCGATTCCTAGAGGTAATGTGAGCCTGGTAGTAAGCGATTTACCTATTCCAGTTACTTTTGATCCAAAAGATTCTAATTTCCCAGATGCCTTATTTAAAGCTGTAGTGAGCTTACTAGCATCCCCTATAATACTTACTTTGAGTTTTTGATCTTGCATAGTACAAAAATACTAAAAAAAAGGGTGTTATAATTTCACGCCAGCAGCAATAGCTTTGGCTTTAAAATTCTCATAATCCTCTTTAGTTCCTTTAGGTTTTTGCGCCTTGTTAAACTTGTCCTGTGGTAGTGGAAATAGTTTCTCTGGTTTGATCATTTGATTGCGCTTTCTACAGTTTACATTATGCAGCATAGTGGCCACATATCTTATGCGCTCCCATTCCAGGTTTTGTTTTATCATATAGGATTCGCCCAGGAGCTGGTTTTCTCTCCAGGTGTAATTCCAAAACTTGTCTGGATCAATGCCGACTTGCCCTATATAATAGTCCTCTAAGTCATCCCAGGTTAGGGAGTCGGCTGCTGCTTTCCCTGGGTATTAGCAACCTTTTTAGCCTGGCGATCAATTCCCATATTTAAGTCATTACCTAAAATACGAGATTCCATCATGGCGCCTATCATTTTCTCTAGTTCCTCCTGGCCTAGATCCTCAAGCCATGCGCCTACTTTAAATTGATTGTAGTCTATATCATTACCCTCCTCCTGGTCATGCGCTAGCATAGCGCTATAAACTAAAGCTCGAATAGCTGAAATAGAAACGCCACCAGCAAATAGTTCTCCTATTTTGTCTAGTGGCACATTCATTATCTCTGTAAAATTCGCCCAGAAATTCATGCTAAAATGTAGCGTAACATTACGCCCACCTAGCTTAGTGGTATAATACCCTCTCCTCTTGTTTGCCATTATGTGTTACTTTATATTAAGAGTTGGTTGACTTAGTGATAGATCCAGTCAAAGTTATAGAACCGCTGTAGCTTACTGGTGACTCCATCTCAGCACTCATTTCTACGCTTGAAAGGAAACCCTCAGCAGTATAAATAGCATCTCCAGTAGTTGTAGTACCAAAAACGCAAGTGATTTGAGTTCTAGCCAATAAGTAGTCAGCTAATTCTATAGCATTTGCGGAATCACTATAGTCCACTAATCCATCGAATGAGATCTCTCCAGACATTACTCCAGCAATTACCTCTTGAAATCCGCTACTATCTTTAGTAGTGGCCTCTGGCAAATCATTGTTGAGTGTTAATGTACAGCTAGTTGAATGTCCTAGAGCTGTATCCTCTATCTTTAAAATTAGGTTAGTTCCGTTAAATACTGCCATTGTCTTTAAATTTTATACAAATATAGTTATTATTTTATTTATGTTTTTAGGTAGAGAATTGAATTGTACCATTTGCTCCAGCTGTGAATGTAGTAATATTATATCCAGATACCGATGATGAATCAGTAGTAAATGATAATACAGTTGGTGATGTTGTTTCACTTATTGTATAAGCATCTGGATAACGTAAAATAACTACTCCAGATGCACCATTACCACCATTTGCAAAAGCAGTAGTATATCCACTACCACCTCCTCCACCTCCAGTGTTAGGGGTAGCATTACTCGGAGTAGATGTGTTACCAGTTCCATTTGCTCCACCACCAGCGCCACCAGTACCGGGAGTATAACTACTTTGGCATCCACCTCCACCACCTCCAGCATAATATGTAGCTGTTCCAGTTATAGATATTTGATCACCAATACCACCATTTCCGCCAGTTGTTGATGTTCCATTTGCTCCAGCACCACCAGCACCACCACCTCCACCACCGCCATAAGCATTTGCGCTTGCACCGGTATTACCACCAGCATATCCTTGTCCAGATGTTCCAGATGCACCATAATGTTGAGTGCCTGATGAACAACCACCCCCTCCAGAGCCGCCAATCGCACCATCTCCATAAGAATGATTACCTCCACCACCACCGCCATCAGATGTTATAGTAGCAAAAGTTGAGCCTGTGCCATTA